CTTATTGGGTGACATATAGCCCTCGGGAAATTCTTGGATGGCGTTCAGAAATTATTGACGGCGCTCGCAAATTTACACAATTAAGACTCTTGGAAAAGGTCGTCGAACCTGATGGAGAATATTCAGAAACTACCGTCGAGCAAGTTCGTTTATTAACTCCGGGCGCTTTTGAAATACACAGAAGGAACAAACAAGGTGAGTTCACTTTGCACGATGAAGGAACAACAAGCCTTTCTGAAATTCCTTTTGCCGTTGCTTATTCCAATAGGGTTAATTTTATGGAGTCGAGGCCGCCCCTCGGTGACGTGGCCCAGTTAAATGTTCTCAGCTATCAAAATGGCTCTGATGTTTCGAATCAGCTCCATATTTCAGCGGTTCCGATGTTGGCCTTTTTTGGATTTCCTCAAAGTGCGGAAGAAGTAAGCGCCGGGCCGAGCGAAGCGTTAAGCCTTCCTGCTGATTCAGATGCGCGTTTTATTGAACCAGATGGAAAGTCTTTTGACGCACAATTTACACAATTAGATCGAATTGAAAAGCAAATAAACGAGCTTGGGATGGCTGCAATTCTGGGAACTAAATTAAAAGCATCGGCAGAAACAGCAAGGTCAAAAGAAATAGATAGATCGCAAGGCGATAGCACGATGAAGGTGGTTGCACAACAGCTACAGGATTTGATTGATAACTGCCTCATGTATCACGCGAAATATTTAAACCTTTCGCAGTCTGGTAATTGTTTTGTCAATCGGGACTTCCTCGGTTCACGTTTAGATCCTCAAGAAATCAACAGCCTTAAGGAGCTATGGACAAGCGGAGCAATTACACAGGAAACCTTATTGAAGCAATTAGAAGCGGGTGAAGTGTTGGGTGATGATTTCGAAATTGAAGAAGAATTGTTAGCCGTCCAGCAAGAAGGATTAACAGCAATGGAAGAAGAAGCGCCAATTCCTGAAGCTAACGAAGATGAAGACGAGGAATCTGCGGAGCCTGAAGATGTAGACCAAGAAGATTAAGTAAATGGCTCCTAAAATAAAAGCGCCTATTTTTGGAACTGTTGACCGTGGAAAAGTCGGGGCCGAGGTTCCTTATTCTGATCTAATTCCAGAAACTTACTTTCGTAATTCTCTGGACTTAAATCGGTTTGAAAATAAAGTTTCAAAAGAATTAATTCAGTCTTACAACCGGATAATTATTGATTCGGTTCGAAAGCTTGAAGCAATAGAAAGACTGCCAAAAGCAAGCCAACCCAAATATACGGCGGCTCGTTTACGTTCGTTATTAGCCCAGACGAAGAAAAGTCTTGAAGGTTGGTCGAATAGTAGTTCAAGGGAATTAATAAAAGATCTTGATGGAATTGCAAAACTTCAATCGGAATTTGTAGAAGAACAATTAAAAAAAGTTTTACCTGCGGGGATGCGTTCCTCGGTTCGTTCTGTTGAAGTGTCTCCAAAGTTTGCCGAGGCCGTTGTCAGAAATAAAGCAACTGATATAAATGCAAACGTTCTTAGTGATGATTTACAGGCGGCCGTTAAGGGCGTTGATGGATTAAGAAAAGCGCAGGGGAGTTTTAATTTAACTGCAAAGATGGGTTCAAAAATAACCCTACCGAATGGCGATATTGTCAGCAAAGCTTTCAGGGGATTAGCAGAAAAGAACGCTGATTTATTTGGGCGTACGATTCGCGACGGTTTACTTTCAGGCGAAACAACTCAACAGGTCGGGCGGCGTCTTCTTGGGCAATTGTATTTTGGAGAGAAAGCAAGGACAGCGAAACAGCTCGCGTTGGCAGGTGGGGAAGCGACCCGGATGGCTAACCACCAAATTTCAACGCTTGTTCGTACTTCAATTCAACAGGTCAGCGATACAGCCGCGCAGTCGGTCTATAAACAAAACAGCGATATTACACAAAGTTATAAATGGTTGGCGACTTTAGACAGCAGGACCGCGCCGCAATGTATGGCGCTTGATCAGAAAGTTTTTAAATATGGTCAGGGACCGACACCGCCTCAGCATTTCAATTGCAGATGCCGGACTGTTGCAACTATTGATTATGAAGGCTTAGACATACCGCCGCCAAACTTTACGAGAAGCACAAGGGCCGCTGTTGGTGGGCCTGTTCCGACTGGTACTTCTTACGGGTCTTGGTTACAAAAACAACCGCCTCAGATGCGGGCGAAAATATTAGGAGGGAAACAGGTCACGCTTGCAAGTGGCAAAAAAGTATGGCGGGGTAAGTTTCAATACTTCGATAAGTTGTCAAAGAAGGTTGGCCCAGATCAGGCCATTGCAAAATTTGTAAGCTCGGACGGAAGTGAAAAGAGCCTGAAGCAATTACAAAAGTCTTATGGAAAAATGGGAGCGAAACCCAAACCAAAAGTAAAGCCAAAACCAAAAGCAGATTTATTTGAAAAAAGGTTGGTGGATGCTGATCCAAAGGAATTGGTAAAAAGAGGCGAGGAATTATTAAAAGAGGTTGGAGGCTTAGATTATAAAGTCGTCGATAGTTTGCATCGTAGGTTCCAATTAGTCAGAAAGGCAGACCCGACAAGATTCAAAAAAGCGATGGATATTTATATAAGAGGAGCCGATAAATTTGAGAAAAAAATGGAAAAGGTAAGACAGTTAATGCTGAAAACTAATCTTTCAGATATACAAGTAAAACAATTTATCAAAGATGTAAAAATAACAACGTCGTTTAAGGCGGCAGAGAAAAAACAGTTAAGAGGTTATCTTGACGAATACATAAGAATGTTTAACGGTAACGGTTTTGTAAAAAGCAAAAATGGTATTCCAGCAATTTCAAAGATAGGAAAAGCACAAAGAGGTTCCTGTAAGTTTTGGGAAGGTTCATTTACTACTGACGTCGGATCTTTGGGGACAGTGAACAAGGGAACTACTTTCCACGAAATCACTCACGCGGTAGAAGTTGCTAACCCAAAACTAAATAAATGGACAACAGCATGGAGAAATAAAAAAGGCTTTACCAGTGAGACAAGAATAAGGGCAAATATGGAAAATAAAAAAGCGTATAGTGTTTACGGCCCTTCAGAACAGGCAGGAAAACCAGTTTACAAACTCAAGGATATTACAAAAATTAATTACGATAATCACGAGGTTGCTTTAGTTGATGAATACATAAATCCTTATATGGGGAAAGTTTACGGGAAATATAATTTCTCAAGATTTGGGATTGAAGAAGTAGACCCTACTGAAGTTTTAACTATGAGCGTCGAAAATTTTGACAGCGCTTCTCACATGACGAAATTATTCAGAAAACATCCTGATCTGTTTAAGTTGATTGTCGGGATGTCTAGGGCAAGTGGTCTGTAGTTGTTGAATAACTTTCTATTTCTTTTATTGATTGTTTTTTTGCGTCTTCAGGAATTTCAATATTTCCAAAACCTATGAATTGACCGGCGGCGCTAATAACATCGGCAATATCGCAATTGTTCGGGTCTAATAGATGTCCATGAACACCATATAAACCTTCTTTTACTTCCATCTTCCACCAACTCACAGCAGTCTCCGGCCCTGTTGCCTTAACAGTCCTTTTGATGTGAGACAGCAGAAGCTCACCCTGCGGCGTTTTTACTTTGATGGGGTTCATTTTGTTAGTATATGTCTAAGTCGCAAATGAAGCAAATGAAAAAGAAGAAAAAGGGCAAAGGTGCAAAGAAGAAGGGCTATTGTTAGTATATAAATGCAACCCTGCGGGTTTTCATGTCAGACGAACAAAATCGCGAAGCAGCGCCGAGCGATTCAAATCAAGCCAATGTCGAAGATTTACAAGCTTTAGTTAAAAAGCTTGAAAGTCGTATTGATGCGACCGACATCAAGAACAAGGAACTCCTAGAAGAAAAAAGGAAGTTTAAAAAGGTCGAAGAAACTCTTTCGGGTTTGCCTGAAGGAACCGACATCAATGAATTATTAACCTTTAAGCAGCAAAGCGAACAAGCGGAGCTGGAACGTAAAGGGAAATACAGCGAAGCCTTAACAGCAAGAGAGGAACAATTCAGGGAAAGGGAGGCAAAGCAAAAAGAAGCAATTCAAGAGCTTGAATCCAAAGTTAAAAATCTTGAGTTAATCAATCCGGCCGTTCAAGCTTTATCAGAAGTTGTTAAAGATCCTGATCTTGTTTTGAATAATTTCTTGCCTAAAGAAAAGATCGAAATGAAAGACGGCGTTCCTGTTGTTATTGATGGATACGACAGACCACCCGTTACCGAGTGGATCAAAAATAAACTCGTCGAAGATAAGCGCGATTATTTATTAAAAGATCCTTCACCTCAAGGAAGCGGAGCGCCAGCAAGTCGAAGTTCTGCGTCTGGCAATGCTGCGGGCATTGATTCCGACCTAATGAAAAGGCTCGCTAATGGCGAGCATGATGTTGAGCATGATATTTATAAGAGGTATGGTCGTGACGCTTGGTTAAAGGCTAAGGACATAATTTCTGCAAACAAATAAGATAACGCGCTAATATAGTCGGTAACAGTTTCAAGGCTGCGCTGCGGACTGTAGCCCTGCGGGCGAATAATACACTTTCATAGATTTCGGCAATGGCCACGCTTAGAAGCGACGTCATTATCCCCGAGGTGTTTGAGAGCTACGTCAATGAAGAGACAACAAAAAAGGATGCCTTCTTGGCGTCTGGTGTTGTTCAACCAATGGCGCAGCTCAACGCATCTGAGGATGGTGGTGATTTCGTTAATGTTCCTTTTTGGAATGCGAACCTTAACAGCACATTCAAGGTTTTAACAGACAGTACTTCTCTTGTTCCTGAGAAGATCACAGCAGACAAGCAAGTTGCAGCGGTTTTACATCGTGGCGATGCTTTCGAAGCTAGAGACTTAGCGGCATTAGCGGCTGGTTCTGATCCTCTTAAGGCAGTTGGTACAAAGCTTGCTTCATATATTGCTCACGAACGTCAGAAGGATTTATTGAATACTTTGGCGGGTGTGTTTGGCGATCTTTCTGCTCTTAATGCAGGAAACACCGCTTTCTCTGATTTGGCTGTTGATGCTTTATCAGGTGATACAAGAACAGCATTAAGCCCCGGCCATATTGCAAAGGCAAAGGCAAAGCTTGGCGATCAAGGCGGAAAACTTACTTCCATTTGTGTTCACAGCAACGTTTTCTACGATTTGCTAGAACGCAAAATGGTGGACTTCGTTCTCAGCAGTGATACAAATGCAAGTGCAACCGCTTCAGGTGGTTCAATTTCTGCGGCTTACGGTGGCGAAGGCACTGTTCCTAAGTACTGCGGTTTGAACGTTATTGTTTCTGATGACGTAACAACTAAAGGCTCTGGAGCTTCAACAGTTTACGCGACCTATTTGTTTGCTAACGGTTCAGTAGGTAGCGGCCAACAGGCAGGACTCAAAACAGAATTTGACAGGGACATCCTTGCCAAATCTGATGCTATGAGTTTCGACCTTCACTACATTTATCATCCAATCGGATCTAAGTGGGCAGTGACTCAGGCGAATCCTACAGCTAGTCAGCTTTCAACGGTTACTAACTGGAGCAAGGTATACGAAACCAAAAACATCGGGATCGTAAGAGTGTCCAATTTATCTAATATGGACTAATGGCTAGTATTTTTCAACTTGAGAATCCTGTTTTCGGGAGAGAAAACTCAAGCGTTGAACTTGTAGCAGCGTCCGACGCTGACACAACTTTGACAGCGGCTCAGTCTGTTAACAGTCTTGTCGTAATGACTCCTACAGGAGCGAAAACCGTTACTACAGCAACAGCAGCGGCAATTGTTTCTGAGCTTGGGTCTGGTGTTCGTATTGGTACAACTTTCTCAATCACTTTGAGAAATCAGGCGGCCTCTACTCACGCGATGACTTTGGCAGGAGGGACAGGCGTTACTCTTGACGGTGATAACACAAACACCGCAGCAGCAGCAGCGACACGCGCTTTTTTAGGACGTGTTACAGCTATTGCAAGCGGCTCTGAAGCGATCACTGTTTACTCTGGCGTAACTTCTGCCCACTAATGGGTTTATTCGCATTTAGGCGAAGACAAGCAGAATTGGAGGCCGTTTCGACGGCTTCCTGTTCTACTGTCAAGGCAAAGCCAAAACGCAAAAGAAAAACTAAGCCTTTAAAAAATGGCAATAACGATTTACCACACAGTCGGAGCGACGAACGCGAACAGTTATCTGTCGCTAAGTGACGCGCAAGATTTGATTGATGGTCTTGTTGAAGATGACGACGTGACTGCATGGGCGTCGGCAACAACTGACCAGAAAAATAGAGCTTTATATACTGCGGCGGGAAGAGTTGACAGTGAAAGATTTTTAGGCGCTAGGGCAACAGATACTCAGGGGATGCAATGGCCAAGAGAAGGAGTCCTAAAACCTGACACTTATAACCGTTCGATTTCTGGTTTTCCTTATACGTTAACGGCTGATTATTTTACGGTCACGGAAATACCTATTCAAGTAAAAGAAGCACAAGTGATATTGGCGGTGTATTTAAACAACAATAAGGCGGGTTTAGGTCTTTCAGGTTTGGAAGATTATAAACGAGTCGGAGTAAGTGGTGTTGCTGTTGAACCTATGACAACGGGAGCTGTTGGCGCTGATCGTGTCCCGCCAATGTATGAAAGAACCTTAAGAGGTCTTAGAATAAGTGGGCCGGGTAATGTATCAATCAAACGGAGCTAATTAAAATGGGTTATGCCTATTCATCAGCGGTTATCATCACAGACACAAGCGCCCACACAGGGCGGTTTGGAAAGATTACCTGTCTGACTGACTCAACTGTTACTTTGGTTTCTCCAAACGTCACAAAAAACGGATCTTCAACTGTTTCTGGAATTGATTTAAAAGCAAGTACAGAAATTGAGGGAGTCTTCACAAGTATTACTCAGACAAGCGCGGGTTCTGTCATTGCCTATCATTTATAAATGGGACTTGAAGCGGGCCTAAAAAAAGTCATCGGGAAAGTTGTCGGAACGGCAGGACTCGGAACCCCTGTGACTTTTAGGCGCGTGACGATGGGAAGATACGACGTCAGGAACAGTAAAGTTAAGCGCTCGACAAGTGATACTTCTTTGAAGGGTGTTTTGTCGTCTGTTAATCAACGGGAAGTTAACGAATTAATTCAGGGCGACGATTTAAAAATTATGATTGCTTCGGATGCTTTAACTGTTGAACCTTCGACGATTGATGAACTTATTATGAGTGGGATAACATATCAAATTATTAGGGTTGAAAAAATAATACAAGCGGGCGTTTTGCTTAATTATGTTTTATATCTGAGGGCGTAATGTTTAACAATATTTCTATTCTTGATATGGGTCCAGAATATGAAAAGGAGTTAGATCAACTAATGCGCGTTTTGGTTTTAGAAGCCGATTCGTTAGTAAAAGAAGGAACGCCAGTTGACACAGGAAGACTTGCGGCTAGTTGGCAGATAGGACAGAACGACACAAGCGGCGCACCAAAGCCACCGGGTAAATATCAAAATGCGGGGCCAGCCAAAGGAAGTAATTACCAAGTAGGAAAAGAAAAAGTGGGCAATACTTATTATGTTCATAACAATTTGCCTTATGCGGAGCCTGTCGTTTTTGGGACAAGCTTGCCGCCTTCTTGGGGTGGGAAATATAGAAGCGGAAACAAGAAAAGAGGCGAAGCTATAAAACAAAAAGTCGGCTGGATTGACTTAATTGAAAAAGACCTTGAAGATAGAGGAAAGCAACTCTGGCGTTCTTGGGGTGGTAAGTAATGGCTGCGGCAGATTTAAACACAGTTAGATCGACGATTGAAACGCGTCTACAAGATGAACTTGTAACGGGTACGCCACCGGTTACGGTTGTTTTTAATAACACGCCTTTCAAGCCACCAAACAAAAAAACTTGGGTTCAATGCGATATTAGTTTCGGCAGTAGTTCCTATTTTTCGATGGATCAGAATAAGGTCAGCGGTGTTGTTGTTTTTAATGTATTTAGTACGAAAGGAATTGGACCGGGTGAAAATTTCATTGTCGGAAAAAGGATTCGAGATCTTTATAATAAGGTGAAAGTTTCAGGGGTTTATTTTGATGCGCCTGTCGGTCCTGAAGTTTTTGTTAACCCCGAACCTGAAGCATATTTTCAGACTCAGGTCAGGATCACTTTCGATGTTTTTGAGGCGGTGTAAATAATGAAACAAGTCGGTATTGCTTTACGCCTTGAAACTGGACAGACCATCAATGGTCTAAAAAAAGTTGACGCGCAAGCAAAAAAATTCAATGGAACGATTAATAAACAAGGTTCAAAATTAAAGGTCGTTCAAGGCGGATTAAAAGGAACAGCTCTCGGTTTTCTTGGGATAGGTGGCGCAGCTAAAGCGGCAACTCCGGGGATTGCTGGCGCGGGGATGGCGTTACATGCGGCACTTGCTCCAATCCTTCCTTTGATTGCGGCGGGTGCAGCGTTACAACAAATGTTCGCGACGCTGACTAAACAAGATTTTGCCGAGGCCAAATTTAGAACTCTTGGAGGAAACAGCGAAGCTCTTGTTGGAAATTTAAAAGAGCTAACGCACGAACTACAAGGACAGGCAAGCGTCACAGATTTAACGGCGGCGGCTTATGACGTTGCTTCTGCGGGTTTTACCGATGCGGCTGACGCGGCCAAGATCTTAAAAGCGGCGAGTCTTGGAGCAACTGGCGGATTCACTGACATCAATACATCAGGTGGCGCGGCTGTAAAAGTTTTAAACGCTTACGGGAAGACTGCGGATGATGCGGCGTTCTTAATGGATCAGTTCGCACAAACACAGGCGGACGGAATTATTACCATTGGCCAGTATTCAAGCAATATTGGTAAGGTCGCGACGACTGCGGCGGGCTTAAAAGTTCCGCTGGCAGAAGTCAACGCGGTTATTGCTCAATCAACTGCGGCGGGTGCCCAAACAGAAACGGCTTTTACTGGACTTAATGCAGCATTAGCAAAAATATCAAGCGGACAGGTCGGGAAGAAATTAAAGGTTGATATAAATGACGTCACCCTTGCTTCTGAAGGCTTAACCGGAACGCTAGAAAAGTTGTCACAATTCTCGACGGCTGAACTTCAACAGGCTTTCGGAATTGAAGCGTTTAAGGGTATTCAAAACGCTATAAAAGACACAGAGAAATTCAATGAACTTTTAGAGAATCAAAAGAACGCGCAAGGTGCGGCAGCTCGGGCAGCCTTTACCGCGTCGGACACGATACAAGGTCAAATAAAACGGCTTGGTGTTGCGTTTCAGAATATTTTTGCGGAAGGTTCAGAAGGTGGCGAATTGTTGAAGCAAACTATTCGCGCTCTTGCGATGACGATGGAGGTTCTCGGGGCCAGTGTGAAACTTGCAGCACTTCCTTTCCGTCTTATCTTTCAGGTTGTTAAAGGCATTGGCGAAGTTATCGCGGAGACTTTTGGCATTGAACAAATAAACGTCATTCAAGAATTTTCGCAAGCGTGGGCTGATTCGTTTATTGATCTTGAAAGGCGATTAAAGAGAGCAATGGCGCAGGCAAAACTATATGGACGCAATCTTGTTATTGCGATGAAGAACGCGTTTATTGATATACAGAACTCCATGCCTAATTGGGCGAAACGGATGTTTGGTGTTAGCACGACCGCGCCAATTGCACGATTAGAATTTGAGACATTAGACGAAAGTCAATTCGAACCAGAAACGTTTAAAAAGAACAAAGAAGAAAAAGAAAATGCAGATAAAAAAGCAGAGGCTTCGTTGCAAAAACAAGTTGAATTAACAAAATATTTAAACGAAGGATTTAAACAGGTTGGCGTTACAATCTCGCAAACTTTGGCGCAAGGAATAAAAGGACTAATAAAAGGCACTCAATCATTGGGTGAAATGCTTGGAAATATTGCAAATAAAATTCAGGATATGGCGTTAGATATGGCCATCGGAGCAGCCTTTAAATTCTTTAAATTGCCGGGCTTCGCGGCTGGAGGGAAGCCGCCAGTTGGAAAACCTGCGATCGTTGGGGAGCGTGGTCCGGAACTTTTTGTTCCTCGTCAGGCTGGAACAATTGTCCCGAATGACAAACTAGGAGGCGGTGGAACTGTGAATATTTCTGTCTCTGTTGATGCCTCTGGTTCGTCTGTTGAAGGTGATGAAGCTCAATCAGCTCAATTAGGTAATATGCTGGCGGGAGCAATTCAATCCGAACTTGTTCGCCAGAAACGTCCGGGCGGATTATTAGCGGTTTAATTTATGGCAAACTTTCCTTCGATAAATCCGAGTTACGGATTAGCAAAATCAAGTAGCCCGAGAGTTTTAGAAACTCGTTATGGAGACGGCTATTCAACCCGGCTAGTTTTTGGATTAAATCAAGACCTAAAAATGTACCAGCCAAAATGGGACAATTTAAGCGAGGCAGATGCCGACACTATTGAGGATTTCCTTGTAGCAAGAAAAGGACAGGAATCTTTTAGTTGGACACCACCGGGAGAATCAGCAGGGAAATATATCTGTAGGAATTGGAATAAAACAATCCCATATAATAATCGAGCTTCTATTTCGGCTACATTTCAGCAAGTAGCGGAGCCGTAAAAAATGGCAGTTGCAGCGTGGGCAGCCAGTACAGCTTTTAGTCTTGGTGATATAAGACGAGCGACTTCAAGTCAATCAACAGGCTTATTTTTTAAATGCACAACGGCTGGAACTTCAGCCAGTTCGGAACCTAGTTGGCCGACAGATATAGGTTCAACAATTACAGATAATAATGTTGTTTGGGTTGCAATTAGTAGCGTCTACGAAGAGCTTTCAAAGTTAGAACCAAGCGCAATTATTGAATTATTTGAAGTCCATTTGAATAGTGACCTTCATGGCTCAAACGATGTTTACAGATTTCACAGTGGTTGCAATGCAAATATAAATGGAGACATAGTTTGGAATGGGAACCAATACGTCCGGCAACCTATACAGGCTACAGGCTTTGAATATTCCTCAACAGGGCAATTGCCTCGGCCTACTCTTGCTATTTCAAATTTAGACAACACTATAACGGCCTTGCTCGTAGTTGTTAACGCCACAACATACGGAAACGATTTAACAGGGGCAGAAGTCCGAAGGATACAGACCTTAAAAAGATTTTTAGATGGAGAATCAGCAGCCGATCCGAACGCCCAATGGCCGATGGAAATTTGGTATATAGACCGGAAATCTGGCGAAAGTAGAACAGCAGTTGAATTTGAATTAGCTTCGGAAATTGACAGGCCCGGGATGAAGATACCGAAAAGGCAACTGATAGGAAATATTTGCCAATGGGCTTACAGATCAAGCGAGTGCAGTTATTCGGGATCTAATTATTTTGATGTTGATGATAATTCAGAAACATCATTAGCTAATGACCGTTGCGGCAAAAGAATTGAATCTTGCAAATTAAGGTTTGGCACAAATAACCCTTTGCCTTTTGGTTCGTTCCCTTCAGCAGGTAGACAGCAATGAAGTTGACGGAGAAGATAAAAGAACAGGCATTAACTCACGCAAAAGAAGAGTTTCCAAAAGAAGCGGTTGGATTGGTTCACGTTGTAAAAGGAAAAAATCGCTATTTTAAATGTCAAAACATAGCTGAGACACCTGATGAACATTTTATATTGGACCCAAAAGATTATTTAAAAGCCGAACAGAAAGGAGAAATAACAGCCGTAATTCATAGCCACCCAAAAACAAACCCGGCTCCAAGTCCTGCCGACAAAGTTGCTTGTGAAGCTTCCGGGCTTCCTTGGTTTATTGTTAATCCTAAAACAGAAGGATGGGGTTCTTATAAACCTAATGGTTATGAGTTGCCTTATGTTGGAAGAGAATTTTCACATGGAATTGTTGATTGCTATTCCCTCGTAAGAGACTTTTATAAAAGAGAATTTAATTTAATATTGAACGACTACAACAGACGTGACCAATGGTGGTATAAAGGGGAAAATATGTATTTAGATAATTTTGCAAAAGAAGGTTTTAATGCAATTGATATGAGTGAAATCGGATATGGAGATTTATTTTTAATGCAATTAGAAAGTCCAGTCCCTAACCATGCGGGGATTTATTTAGATAATGGTATTGTTCTTCATCACGTTCAGGGAAGATTATCGTCTCGGGATGTGTTTGGCGGCTATTATCAAAAGGTGACGGCAAAGGTTTTAAAGCATGAAAGTCGTTAAGGTCTACGGAGAATTAAAAAAAAGGCTAGGAGGTCAAGGTGTTTTCAGACTTGACGTTAATACTCCTGCTGAAGCGATAAGAGCTTTAACCGCAAATTTTAGGGGTTTAGATAAATGGTTCATAGACAGTGAGAAGCGTGGAGTAGGTTACAAAGTAAATTTAGGAAAAGAGAATATAAAAGAAGAAGAAATTGGCGTTTTGCTTTTGCCTTGGAGTGATCAAGAAGTTTTTTCTATAACTCCAGTTCTCTCAGGTGCAGGAAGAGGAACATGGCAGATAATCGCCGGAATTGCTTTGATTGGACTTTCGTTTTATACCTTTGGAGGAGCAGCCGGTCTTTTTGCTGGTACTGGTGGAGCCGCCGGTTCTTTTGGTGTTGGTGCTTACGCCGCTGGTGCTTTTGGATCGAAAGCTTTGGGAATGATCGGTCTTTCTTTGGTCCTTGGTGGTGTAAGTGCAATGCTTTCCCCTCCGCCTCCTGATCTGGATATGAATGAAGCGACCAAGTTGCAAAATTATAGTTTTAGTGGGGTAACAAATACAGCTCAAGTAGGAACTGCAATCCCGATTGCTTACGGACGTTTATACGTGGGCAGTTCGGTAATAAGTGCCGGGCTTGATGTTGATCAGGTGCTTTAAATGATTGAACTTCGTGGTTCCGGTGGTGGAGGACAAAAAGGAGGGAACAATCAAGATCCGCCGACAGAAGCAGACGACTCGCTGCAATCGGTTCAATATGCAAAAGTTTTAGATCTTCTTTCAGAAGGGCCGATTCAAGGTTTAGATGATGGAAACAAATCAGTTTATCTTGACGGGACTCCTGTTCAAAGCAGTTCAGGCGGGAATAATTTCGGTGGAGGATATAGCATCACAACAAGGACAGGGACACAAGATCAGGCTTATATAGCAGATCTTGGGGGAAGTGAGTCAGAGGTTTCGGTTGGAACTCAAGTCGTTAACGCAACGCCAATTACTAGGCAAATAACAGAAACTACAACAGACAGGGTAAGAGTCACAATTAAGATACCAGTAATCAGAAGAGTTAATGATGAAGGAGATATTCTTGGGCATTCTGTTGATATACAGATTCAGGTTCAATATGCAGGAGGGGGCTTCAATACCGTTGTCAGTGACACTATTTCAGGCAAGTCCAGCAATTTGTATTTAAGAGATTATGTCTTTGCTTTAACAGGTAATTTTCCAGTTGATATAAAAGTAGCAAGGGTTAGCGATGATGATCCTAATACAAGGACTAGCTCCCAAACTTGGTGGCAAGGTTACACGAAAATCATTGATGAAAAATTTCGGTATCCGAATGCGGCCCTGTCTTTCCTTCGCTTTGATAGTAGATCTTTTCAAAATATTCCTGCCAGAAAATATTTAATTCGTGGGATTAAAGTAAAAATCCCGAGCAACGCTTCCGTCATAACAGCAACAAGTTCAGGAGTTGGCGAATCTCAATTAGGGCGTTTAACTTATAGCGGAATTTGGGACGGAACTTTTCAGGCGGCGACTTGGTGCGCTGACCCGAGTTGGTGCTTATATGATCTTTTAATTAACACTCGATATGGGGCGTCTCTTACAGAAAGCACTTTAGATAAATGGGACTTTTACACAATTAGCCAATACTGTAATGAACTTGTTTCGGACATGAAAGGAGGCCAAGAGCCTCGGATGTTGTGCAATCTTTTAATTAATTCAAGAGGTGAAATTTATAACGTCATCCAGCAATTAACTTCTTTGTTTAGAGGAATTAGTTACTACGGGGCTGGCAGTTTAGTAATGGTTCAAGATGCCCCTGTTGATTCTTCTTATTTAATTGGAAATTCAAATGTTATTGATGGAATGTTTACCTATTCAGGAAGTTCCCAGAAAGCAAGACACACAACGTGTTCTGTGGCGTGGCAAAGTTACGACACTTTAGGAGAAGTTCAGTTTGAATATGTTGAAGATGCTGACGCAATTGCTAAATACGGCGTAATTGAAAAACAAGTAAAAGCTCTTGGTTGTTATTCACAAGGTCAGGCTCACAGAATGGGTAGATGGCTTTTAAAAAGCGAACAACTTCTTACTCAAACTGTTAATTTTGCTGTCGGTATTGACACAGGTTTAGTATTAAGACCGGGAATGGTTGTTGATATTGCAGACGAATTAAAGGCAGGCGAAAGAAGATCTGGCCGGATAAGCTCAGCAACTACAAGTGCTGTAACGGCAGATAATGACAAGAACTTGTCGGATATTGATCTTGGATTAAGTCCTACTTTATCTGTAATTATGCCAACAGGTTTAGTCGAGACTAAAGATATTTTAAGCATCAGTGGGACAACTATTACGATTGACGGGACATTCTCTCAAGCGCCAACAAGTCCTAATTTATGGTTAATTCAAACCTCAGATATTCAATCACAAAAATTCAGAATCTTAGCAGTTGCAGAAGACGACCAGAAGACTGCTTTTTCTGTTACAGCTCTTGAGTATAACGAGAGTATTTACGCGGCTGTTGACAGAGGAGACGATGTTGTTCTGAGAGATATTAGTAACTTAACTCTTGCTCCTGATCCTGTTACTAATTGCAGAGGAGAACAGTTTTTATATTCTGAAGGTCAAGGAATCTTTGTCGGATTCGATTTTGATTTTCAACATGACCGAGTGAATGTTATTGAATATCGAATTAGCTATAAAATGGACAATGATAATTGGAATTTAATCTCAACCTCGACGCCTTCCGCCACGATCAAAAATATAAGACAAGGAACTATTTATATTCAGGTGCAGGCAGTAAATAGTATAGGGAAAGGAAGTCAAATTGTTACTTTTGAAAAAGCATTAGACGGAAAGTCCGCACCGCCAGAAGATCCGACAGGTTTCTCAATGGTTCCGACTAATGGCCTCGCAAGATTGAATTGGACTCAATCAACAGATCTTGATGTAACCGTCGGGGGTTTGGTGCGGCTCAGGCATTCGCCAAACTTGGAAAACGTAACTTGGGCAACTGCAACGAGTATTCATAGCGATTTAACAGGCACAGCAAAAGAAGCTTATTGCACATTGAAAGGCGGAACTTATTTAATGAAGTTCGTTGATGCAACAGGAAATGAAAGCGTTGGTTATGCGGGAATTGAATTTACAATGCCCGACCTTGACGACATGGAGCTGTTGACACTTCAGCAAGAAGACAGTGGTTTTGCAGGAAGTAAAACTAATTTAACTGTGACAAGTGGCGAGTTATTAATGGCGGCTGATGGTGGAAGTTCAGGAGGTAATGCAACTTTGGAAACATCAGGGACTTATTTATTTCAAAATAATCCAATTGATTTAGGTGATGTTTTTTCTATTCGACTTGACACAACATTAAGGGCAAGATCGTTCTTTCCTTATGCCGACAATGTTGATACATGGGCGGATTGGGATAATCAAGCCAGCATTGATGGAACAGCCCCGGCGAATTGTGACGTCAAATTATATGTGAGAACAACACAAGAAGCCAGCCCTTCAAATAGCGATTGGACAAGTTGGCGGGTTTATAACAATGCTCAGATTAGTTGTAGAAAATATGAATTAAAAGCCGAGTTTACAACGGGTGGAAATTTAGACCAGATTGCAGTTGATCGGCTAAGGGTTCAGCCAATGATGGGAAGGCGCACAGAGTCAGGAAGTGAAACGGCGTCAAATAGTGCAGATGTAACCGTTACCTTTGGGAAAAAATTCAAAGCAACGCCAGCAATCGGGATTACCTTCAGTGCTACAACGACCGGAGACTATTACACAATAGCTTCTACAAGTGCGACTAATTTTACGATCTCGATCTACAATGCAAGCAACACCCGTCAAGCAAGAGCATTTACTTGGACGGCTACAGGATATGGAAAGGCTTAACTAATGGCACAAGTAAACGTCGGCAATTATCCAGTACCTAATTCAACAGGGGCAAATGTAAGGGCGGATATAAATGAAAACCTTGCTGATATTTTTACGACAAGCTCAGGATCAACGCCACCTCCGGCGGCGGGATCTGCAACAGGTCAATTATGGATAGACACAAGTACAAATCCAGACACTTTAAAAGTTAAGACAGGATCGGGAACAACGTCTTCAAACTATACAACGCTTGGAAATATTGCCACCAATTTTGGTCATGCCTCTTCAGCTAGTCCGACCTTTACCGGAAATATTGGTTTCCCTGCCGGATCAAATTCATCTTTGCCGATTAGAAACGCAGCCGATACAGACACAGGCATCTATTGGGGAGCAACAAACGAATTAGATATTAGGGCAGGGAATACAGATGCTCACACTTTCACCTCTTCAGCAAGTGAGCCGAAGCTTCCACTAAGAGGAACAAACGGATCGAACTCCGCCCCGTCAATCAGTTTTTCCTCGGATACAGATTTAGGTTTATATCGTTCTGCGGCTAATACTTTATCTGTAACGACTGGAGGAACAGAAAGACTGTTTGTTAATAGTACAGGGCTAACAATTAAAGCTCAAGGAGATTTAAGACTTTCAGATTCAAGTAGTTCCAATTGGGCAGCAATTCAAGCTCCGTCAAATATAGGAACTAATTACACATTGACACTTCCTACCACAGACGGAAATTCAGATCAGATTTTAAAATCAGACGGTTCGGGAAATTTAAGCTGGACAACAGTTTCGAGTTTGCAAAACGCAACTACTGGGGGATTCACTGCTTATGCCGTCCTTTATTACGCTGTTAATTCAGGAACTCACGGAGGATCATCTTCTACCTCTTGGGCTACTAGACCTTTAAATACTGAACATGCCGATCCGTCTAGTATTGTAAGTATTTCAAGTAATCAATTCACACTAGCGGCAGGCAATTATTTGATAAGAGCTTCGGCTTGTTCTTATGATTGTCAATCGGTTCGTTTGAGAATTTATGACGTAACAAATAGCACCTCAAGAATTGTTGGAGCAAATGGATACGGTGAAACATACGCCTCTGAAAACACTTGGAACAGTGTTGTCGGCAGAGTGACACCAAGCGGAACAACGGCTTATAAACTGCAACAGATAACCGATCAAGCTAGGGGAACTTGGGGACATGGTTTCGCTCAATCATTAGGCGGCGATGAGATTTATGTAATGATTGAAATATTCAAAGAAAGGTAGAAAAGACTTCTAGGATTATTTTTGTTAAACTCGAAGCATTAGAGTTGAGGCTGTCTAATGGCAATCGGGCCGGGAACACATGACATGACGATCCAGAGAAGAGCTGATCATATAGTTCCGATGGCTTTCAAAGATTCAGGAGGTAATGCTATTTCGTTAAATGGCTATACTCTCATCAGTCAAGTTTGGGATTCTTCCCGTAGTTCTAAAGCGGCTGACGTGACGATTGCTTATACAAATCAAGCCGGAGGAACATTCGACTGGACCTTAACCGATACTCAAACGGCTACGATGACCGCCGGAGAATATGAATACGATATTTTAGTTACGAATCCGGCAGGGTTAAAAGAATATTGGCTTGAGGGCACCATATTTATGGACGAGGGTTTTAGCGCATGAGCAAGAACACAGTTACCGTTAACGAAAGTGTAAATTCAGTTGTTAATGTAACAACAGCCGGACCACAAGGACCGTCATTTTCAACTTCAGGTGTAAGCTTGAACGATACAAATAAAGTAGATAAGTCTATACTTTATTACGATAGTAGTGCTGGAGTTTTCAAGGCTGACAGCACATGGACAACTAGCACACTTACAGACGGTGGGAACTTTTAATGACTAACACAATCCGAATCAAAAGAAGCACTGGAAGTTCAGCACCTACCAGTCTTGAAAACGCAGAATTAGCGTATGCAGAAGGTACTAATATTCTGTACTACGGAACCGGTACGGGAGGCGCTGGAGGATCGGCTACAAGTATTGAAGCTATTGGTGGAGATGGATATTACAACACTCTTTCCACGGCTCAAACGATTTCAGGAAATAAAACTTTTACAGGAACATTAGATTTCAGTAGCGCAACCGTTCAGACTTTTACTTGCGCTCAAAATTTAATTGTAAGCGGAAACTTAACTGTTTCTGGGACAACAACAACGGTCAATTCTACGACCACAACGATTGCCGATAAAAATTTAGAACTTGCTAAAGGTGCGGCGAATGATGCGGCAGCCGATGGCGGTGGAATAACTATTGATTCAGGAGAAGGAGACAAAACTTGGAACTGGATAAATTCGACTGATTCATGGACTTCCTCCGAGCATATTGAAATTGCATCTGGTAAGACTTTCCGAATCAATGCGAATAATGTTTTAAGTCAAACAACTCTTGGCTCTACTGTTGTCGGTAGCTCCTTGACTTCGGTCGGAACAATCGGCACAGGTGTCTGGGCTGCTACTGATGTCGCAATTGCTCACGGTGGAACGGGTGCAAGTACAGCGTCCGGAGCTTTAACAAATCTGGGTTTAACAGCAACGGCGGCTGAATTAAATGCACTTGATGGCATTACTTCGACCGTTGCAGAATTAAATGTTTTGGACGGCATCACCTCAACCGTTGCCGAGTTGAACATCCTTGATGGAGTTACTTCTACCGCCGCCGAGTTGAACGCACTGGATGGAATCACTTCCACTGTTGCTGAATTAAATATTGTTGATGGTGGAACATCCGCAACCTCCACGACTCTCGCTACAACAGATCGGTTTGTTGTTAATGATTCTGGGACGATGGTTCAGGTCGCTTTATCTGACTTAGTTACATTCCTTGAGAATGGATCTGTTTCAGGTTTTGACGTTGACGGAGGAACCTACTAACCAAACTAACTACATAGGAGGTAGGTCAAATGGCTAACACAATTAAACTAAAAAGAGGAAGTGGTTCGGACCCCGGGAGTTCAGATCTTGTAGTCGGTGAAATAGCAGTAAGAACCGATTCGGGTAAGCTTTTCACAAAGAAAGACGACAATTCAATTGCAGAAATAAGCGGAGGTGGAATTAATGACGGAGATAAAGGCGATATAACAGTTTCTAGTAGCGGTGCGACTTGGACTATTGACAGCGGTGCGACTCAAGTAGCTAATAAGCTACCTTTAGCGGGTGGGACTTTAACTGGTAATCTCCTTTTTGGAGATAGTGTTGAAGCCAGATTTGGTGCTGGAAATGATTTAAAAGTCTACCACGCCTCAAATATAAGTACGATACTAGATTCTTATGGTGATCTACGGATCATGGGTGACACCATAAGGCTGCAAAGACAAGCCGGTGGTGAGAACTTCTTCTATGCTACTGAAGGTGGAAAAACATCTCTGTATTTTGACGGGTCAGAGAAGGTTCAGACGAGTAATACGGGTGCAACTATAAGCGGGACATGTACAGCGACAGCATTCTCAGGCCCGTTAACTGGGAACGTAACTGGTAATACTTCGGGATCGGCTGGCTCTTGTACTGGTAACGCAGCCACAGCAACAACTCTAGCCACAGCTAGAACTATTGGAGGAACTTCTTTTAATGGGTCGGCTGATATTGATATTTCTTATGCGAATTTAACAAACAAACTATCAGTCGGTGATGGAGGATTAACTCAGAATAATTTTACAAATGCTCTTAAATCGAAGTTGGATGGTATTGCGGCAAGTGCCACAAATGTCACAAATAATAATCAATTAACAAACGGAGCCGGATACATAACAGCGACCCTTACAACGGAACAAGTACAAGATATTGTCGGAGGGATGTTTAGCGGAAACACTGAAACCAATATTTCGGCGACTTATCAAGATTCAGATGGAACGATTGATCTATCTTCAACAAATACGACTTATTCAGTAGGAGACGGCGGCTTAACTCAAAACAATTTCACCAATACGCTTAAATCTAAACTTGATGGAATAGAGAGTTCAGCTACTGCAGATCAAACAGCTAGTGAAATACTTACATTAATTAAGACAGTAGATGGCTCGGGGTCTGGCTTAGATGCCGATACCGTAGATGGTTTAAACCCTGCAACTTCAGACGGTGCTAACAGGATAGTTAGGACAGATTCTAGCGGTTATATGTACGGAAATTATATAAATATGAACGGAACTTTTGCTACCAGTGCAAATGGGTCTGGAATGGGTCGGTTCACAGGTACAAATGGAAGTGATACTTTCGGACGTTCTTATACTGCGGCAGCAGCAAGAACTCTTTTAAATGTTGCAGATGGAGCAACAAATGTCACCAATAATAATCAATTAACAAACGGTGCAGGTTACATAACAAGTTCAGGTACATCGGCTGCATGTTCAGGAAATGCCGCAACAGCAACAACCCTAGCTACAGCCCGAACAATTGCAGGAGTTAGCTTTAACGGGTCGGCTAATATCTCTTTAAATAACAATGCAATAACGAATGGGGCTGGTTATACGACTTTCACAGCAAACCAAGCACTTAATACAAATTCGGGCGTAAGTTTCACCAGTGGTTCTTTTAGCTCCACAGTTAGCACAAGTACTTGGTATTACAACCAAGATGCAAACGAGGGATTGTATAACAATGCAAACGGTCAACACTGGTATTCCAGTAGTTCACAATATTGGAATATGGATAATAACGGATCGTCTGGTGGAATTATATTCCGAGATAATCATCAAAGTACAATTAGAGGATACGTCTATTACAACAATAGTAATCAAATAGGTTTCTTAGATTCTGGTGGATCTTGGCGATTATATGTAAACACCTCAAGCAATGTCGTATCCAATAATCATTTTATTCCGCAATCAAACAATTCTTACGACTTAGGGACTAGTAGCTACAGATGGAGAAACTTATATGTGAACGATTTACAGTTATCAAATGAAGTAAGAAAAGACGAGGGAGGAAATGAAGTTGACGGAACTTGGGGCGACTGGACACTCCAAGAAGGAGAGGAAAATATTTTTATGATTAACAACCGATCTAAAAAAAGATATAAGATGAGCTTAGTCGAGGTTCCTTAATGGCAGTCACAAAAACTTGGTCAGTGCTTGATCTAACCCGAGAGACTTCAGACGATTATGTTTCTGTTGTTCGATGGAAACTAACGGGAACCGAAGGAGATAAAACTGTCGAATCGACTGGTAAGACAAAACTTGAAAGACCTTCAAGTTTAGAAGATTATTCTTCTTTAACCGAAGAAAAAGTAATCGGATGGGTAAAGGCTAAAATGGTTGCAGAAACACCGGCAGTTCAGATTGAAGAAACCGGCAAAACAATAGTTGATTTTATGGAGGATTTAATGGATTCAAAAATCGCTGAGTTAAACGCTCCAGCCACTGCAAACGGAAAGCCCTTCTAACTATGACTATTTACTTCGGTGACGGCACAAACGTCTCAACGGCTCCGGGTGGTGGACTTTTCGGTTCTTATGCGATTCTGTGGCAAAAAGAAAACTCAGGAACTCATGGAGGATCGGCCGCTACTTCTTGGACTGCAAGACATTTAAACCACGAACATGCAGATCCCGACGGAATAGTTTCTTTGTCTAGCTATACTTTCACACTTCAAGCGGGTAGTTATTGCTTTAGGTTTGGAGGTGCTGGTTATGACTTAAATTTCGACCTTATGCTTAGAATTAGAAATACTTCAGATAACACTACTGTCTGTTTGAGTGGGCCGGGTTCAGGGCCGGGTTATTCGGACGCAAATGGTTGGGGTTATGGAGTGGGCAGAACTACAATAAGTGGGGCTAAAAATTTCCAATTACAACAAAGAGACGACAATGATAGAGGTACATGGGGCCGAGGTTACGCTGGAGGCCTCGGATCTTACGAGGTCTGGGCTATTTGTGAAATTTTTAAAGAGGCTTAATTATGGCAACTGAAACATGGTCTTATAAAGGCTACTCAGCCGAAAACGATGGAAAACAGTATGTCCGAAAAGTTGATTATCGGGTCGTAACTCAGGATGGAGACGTTAAGGAAACAAGCCGAGGGTTTGTTATTTTAGCTCGACCTTCAGATTCAGACATGGTAGATCGAGACACTTGGGCTACCGAGGAAAATATTATAAATGCAATTAAAGCAAATTTAGGAGACGCAAAACTTGCGGAGATCAGGGCTGATCATGCAGACCGGATTGAAGAAGTTAAAGTCCCCTACACTTGGCATTACAACGTCGAATAGATAGGATTATTAAAGTTAATAAAATTAGATGTCTATTTCTCCAGACCAAGTTGCTAAGTGGCAAGATGCGTTAGAAGAAAAAGCAAAACAAAGAGATCAATGCACTAACGTTCTTAATAATTTAAACGCCGAGATTCTTCAGCTTCAAGGAGGCTTGGCTTTTGCAAAGGAAGCGGTTGAGACTGAACTTCCCCCAGTAGAACCAAATACAGAGGCAGAAGAGGAAGAAGCCCCGCCACAAGAATTAGGCTAGTGTGAGCAAGAGCTTTTAAAATTGCGTCTCTTACCATGCAAAAAATAGTAAACATTTTGAGTCTAGTATCTTTCGGCTTTATCGTCTTAGCTGCCGGGGCTGGAACTTATTCTTTTTTCTGGTTGAAGAATCCTGAAAATATAGAGAACGTCAAACAGAAAGTAATTGATGGAGTAATGGACGGGATGAAGCTTCCTTCAATGCCTAGCGCAACGGGTGGAGCAATCCCTAAGTCTTCTGGTTTTGCTATGCCGAAGTTTTAATTGAGTGAGATAAAAGAGGTTGAAGTTCCGTCCATAACTATTTGGACGGTTCCAAATGTCACGCCGCCTAAAATAATAGGCTCGCCACAAGTCCCGCTTCCTTATATTTATTCGCCTTGTGCAGAAGTCCGGCGGGATTATACGACTAGCAAAAAGATTTTCACAGACGACCCTTCAGGAAATAGCGTCATCTGCCCGGGGCTTCCTTGGTTTGAGCCAGTTATCTATAACCCGAAAGAGATTCAAATAATAGAAACACAGAAACCAAATGTTCAGCCACCGCCAACCAATACAGCAACCACACCAACAGCAGAAGTTCCGCCTGTTGATGTTCCTCCAGAAGAAGAAGTTCCTTGTCCTGATCCGACAAAGAACAATCCGCGAATTGGAGATATTGCGGCAAGCGGAAAAGAAAAAGTTTCAGGGTTTGAATTGAGAGAGGGGAATTGTGTTGTTTTATATTCTGATATTTCAGCAGTTGAAAAGTATCTTCCTCAAGTTTCGACAGTCTCAACAACTAGCGTAATCGCCTCCACGGCTGTCATTAGTTCCGTTTTAGCAAAGCCTATAGCCGACCTGATCCTTAAAATTGTAAAGCCCACAATAAAAAAATTAATTACTACTTTGAAGGCGAAGGTATTGAAAAAACCTCCCGAAAAGTTAAGCCGCCTTCAGAGGCGGATGATTCAAAAAGATTTGAACCGCGCTCACCGAAAACTGAAGAAGGGATGGTAACGCTTTCTATTTCGTGCGCGTGATCGGGCAAAGTGTTCGGAGGATTAACAAGGCTAACATCTTGGCAAAGACCAAACAAAGGAGAATTTTCAGTTAATAAAACGCCTTCTTTTTTCCACTTGGCGCAGGTGTTAATTCTTGACGCGTGATAATTTAATTTTTTCGATTCGAGTGAATGTTCATATAATTGAACTTGTTTTTTCATGGCAGACTTACAAAGCCTTATTTGTTCCCGATCTAATGGGATTGCAAAGGTCATAGCTATCCCTGACGAGATTGACATGTTGTTTTGTTTTTGGCCTGTTCTGACGGGCTTGTAATAAAGAATCGAACCGGGATTAATTAACGCGCCATCGTCATTTGTTTGCAAATCGTACACGGGTTCGTTATAGGTTGGCTCGTAAGGTTCACCAAAAGAATTTGTCGTCTGAACAAATGGATTGATATTTAGGGTGCTTCCTTGACACTGAATAGAAGGGCCGACAGAACTTGAGAACTGCCTAGAGGGGACCACTTGAATAGATTGATTCGTGACCGAGCCAGAGGAGTTTGATGTCGTGTTAACCGTGTTGCTGTAAGCCTTGTTGGAAATATTTGATAATACAAAAGCAATTGCTAAAGTATATTTAAGACTCCTAATCACTGAGTAAACGTTGATGTTGAGTCAGAGATGCTTTCGATAGTGGTAGTCCTATTTATTTCTGTAAAATTAGAAAGCCCGCCAGTTTCTAGCGTTTCGAAATAATTCCAGCTCGCACCCTCATCAACGATGTTATAAGTTGGCCTCGTTTCATAAGTTGGTGTCGTGATTGTCGTGCTAACTCCTTCTACTGTTTGAGTGTTTGTTGTGTAACCTGTTGGGGCAACATTGCTTGTTGAAGGTGAAATATTCATACCCCCCGTTGTTAGCTGGTATCCATTACGGAAGTCAAAACTTTTTATATTTTCTACGACTACAGATGATGTCTCAGTGTGATTTTGTAAAACTCCTTGCTGAAAATTTGGGATAACAGCCCCGGCAAAACAAGGGCCATTAAATACAAACAACAACAAGAAAATCCGTTTCATTATTTATGAATGTCCATGTAATGTTTCCACATTAAAAAGTTAAATGTGGCGACAATGATAACAGCAATAAAAGCAACTAATAAAGGGACGTGCATCAGTCAACGCTTAATTCTGTTATTACTTGACCTATAGCCGAAGTCCCACTTGATCCGGCTGTTAACGTAATACTTTGATCGCTCAAAATTGTCCCGGCCAAACTGCCCGCAGTTCCGGCAGCCGTAGAAGTTACGTTGGAAAAATTTCCTACTGCCCCGACGCTTGGGGCGCTAGTTGGAACAGCGTCCCCTTGTGTGTAGCTAGAACTGAACGAGAACGCTTGACCGGGGTCGTCAACTGTGGCTGAAATTGTGCCGGGTGAATATATCCCTGACGTAATTCCACCGGCTGAAATAACATTTGCCGTCGTCCCGTCCGTTACGTCTATGTTCGATCCCGCCGCCGAAAAACTTGACCCGATTCTTTGGCCCTGAGTTGCTGCAGCGTTCACCGTTAATTGAGTTGAAGCCGTCACTTTATGATGAAGGTCGGCTTTTGAACTTGGTGCTATTGCCAAAAGAAAAGGCAGAATTAAAAGAGTTTTTTTCATTTTTTAAATTGTCCTGTAATGGGGTCTACTTCGTTGCCGGTAATTGGATCAATTTTCGGCTGTGGAGTTTTTACGACTTCGGCCCCGTTAATGGTTAAAGGTGTCTGCACTCTAATGACCTGTTCGTTTTGTTGTGTATTGCTTTTTGCAATCATGGCCGCCATATCCTCTTTTGTTACGCTGTCGCCATTTCCTTTTTTATCTTTCTGGGTATTTATCGAAAATCCTGCCAAAGCTCCTGTGAAGACCGAAGCTATGAACGTGGGATCAAAATTCTGTTTTTGAAAGCCGGGCAAATCTACGTACGCCAATGTCAAGATAAATCCGGACCAACAGACAATTCCGAGGCGTACAAATGTACTAATAAGCTCTAGCTGTTCCTCTTTGTCTGGGGTGATTTCTTGAAGTTTCCCCATGATTCCTTTTTTCTTCTCTTCTGTTTTTGGCTCGTCTGTTTTGATTTCTTCGGTCATAATAAAAATCTAATCTTATTTAGATTAAATGAATGAAATCATTGCTGCAACCATAGGCGCCTCTGTCTCGATTGTTCTCATGGCAATTTCAAATATTACGCAACGCAGGGAGCGCGACGTTCGGGAGCTATTTTCGAGAATTAATAAATTGGAGACAGCCGTCGCAAAACTTTCCGCGTCACCTATTAGGCGGAGTAATTGGCGAAGTTGATTTTTTGATTTATCTTTAGTTCTCTAGCTCTTTTGAAAATGTCGACGAAGGAATGGTTCGTTCAAAATGAAAGGATGTTAAGAATGGAGCGCCTCTATATTTTGGACCAGCGTCACTTGCCGACACATCCGCAACATGGGCTTTTCATAGGACTCGCGGAAAAGGCCGAGGAACTAGAAAAGGTATTGAACGAAAATGAATCTGATTAAGTGCAGATGTTCTCACTGTCGAAATATAGAACGACAGCAAACAGAAGCAAAGCAACGATGGGCAAAAAAGCAAGCACTTGTCTCTTATTGTAAAAATAGTTACTTTGAAAGAGGAGCCAGCGATGAGGCTCTGATGTCTAAGGCGATGGACAGATGAAAGGCTCTCAGTTTCCCCATGCTGAGGGCTTTTTATTTGCGCCGCGCTTTGTTCATGGCGGCCTCTTCTCTTTCCGATTTCAACTCATAATAAGCGGCGAAATAAACTAATTCCTCGTCTGTTAATTCTTGCCGTAACCTGCTTAGGGTCATCCCTAATTCAGTCGCAAGCATTAATTCAAAGTTCAGCCAGTTATCCGCCTTTAGTCTTTTTTTGCTTCTTCAATTGTTGCGTTCCCATTTTCATCAACTCCAAAAAGAAACAGTTCTAACTCATTTAAAATCTGTTCAGGTAATCGGCGTAATGCTGCAACTTCGCCAATAGAAAAAGCTTTCGTTCCGTCTTCCAGCTCCGCCTTCTCTATCAGCATATAAGTTGACATCTTTATCGCTTCGTCTGTTCCTGCCCTGCCTTGAACGGCAAGACGGTCGGCGCGAGTAATAGGTTTAAAATATAAATCCAACAAATGTTTTTCGTCGATGATTAGTTCATATTTACGACGGCTATTCATGTCAAAAGCGGCCGATAAAATATCAGCCGCCCTTTGATCTGTCTTCTTGG